CGGGCATACGCCCCAGCGAGTGGGGAGGGATGTTACGCGCATATCGCGGTGTCGCTGCAGAGAGCACCGTCTCATCAACCAGGTTGGGTGCGCCCAAGGGTTCTTGGTAGTTACGCTCAAGGAAGCTTGCAACCTCCTCTCTCTCGTTGAAGTGGTGCATCTTCCCCTCGGGGGTACGTACAACATACTTCCCGTTGAGGATGTCGACATCAGCACCGAACACGTCGGCCGTATCCTTTGTCAGTCCGCGGAGCTCGCCAGTCGACCGTCGATAAACCTCCCCGAGCTTCCTCTCGAGGACTCTCTTATGAACGCTATCGGGTAGCTTGCTAGCGCCGCCCAGAATGAGGTCGGTCGTCTCTGCGGTCCAGCGCATGACTTCGGCTCGCCCGCCATCCGCTGCGATAAACCGTTGCAGGACAGCCTCATCATTCGTTCGAATAGCTGCGGAGAGATACGCGTAGACCTCCTCCGCCACGTGCCCCTCACTCTCATACATAGCACGCGTCCCACTATCCCACGCTCCACTCATCGCGCGGACCATCTTCGTCCAATGTCCGCCGAGAGATTCGAGGATGGTGAAGTCCTTATCAAGCCCGAGCGTTCCCAAATGTCCATGTAGCGTTTCATGGAAGATCAGAGCAGGATTCAAATCATCCCGAGCGTAGACAATCTTCGGCTTGACGCCAGGGCGCGCGATCGAGAAACCAGAAAGTCCATCCCCAGCATCCTCCACGATCTCTCGAATGTGGGTAGGCCTCTCCCGATAATCATACGCCGTAGGCGCATCGGCCAACGTCGCTTCCCCTTCGGGAGCGTAGGGCCGCTTCCCCATTGGCTTCCCCTTCCGCGCGAGAGCCATCACTGCCTCATCGAGAGAGGTGTACGAAAGCCCGGTCTCCATATTAAACACACGACCATCGGGTAGAGAGGAGAGCTGCGGGTAGGCCGCGATATCTTTCTCGACCACACCTCTGGCAGCCAAGGCCTGGTAAGCATTATCGAAGATCTCCCCCGTTCCCTTGTCGCGTACCTTCCCACCCGGCAATACCTCCAGAGCCTCACTCGGTGGTGTAGGTAGGTCGGGAGGAGGGGCAGCCTTCGCAGCCGCCAAAGCCTCGCCCTCGGGGAACGCTTCCTCCAAGAGCTTCCACTCCGGTAGCGAGCGCCCGCTCTCCGTAGCATACCAGCCATTGGCAGACTTAAACCACTGCTCCCCATCCCAGTCAATCCCCTTCTCGGCCGGCGCGGTGGTGGGAGTAGCGGACCCTGCTGAGGGTGTTGGCTTCACAGCCTGAGGGGAAGGTACCTCCGCCGGTCGCCCAGCAGGGCCCGCTTCTGCCTCTCGAGCGATACGTCGTTCTTTATATCCCTCGAGAAAGCCGGGTTCGCCGACGCCTTGTCCTGGTTTGACCTTGACTGTGACGCCGGCTGCCTTACCAACATTGCCGAGGGGCATGGGTACATCATACATCCCTCGAGCGCCGTTGATCTTGTCGAACTGTCGATAGAGAAGATTGAGAGCCTGCGGATCTCCCGTCACGCTCGTGATCTCAGCACCTGCTTCGAGATGCGGAGCAGCCCTCTTCACCAACAGCTCTATATCCTTCACATCCACGCCGGTCGCTCCGCCGACGTTATAAACCTTCCCATCCGCCGTGCGCAGAGCAACCTTCACTTTACCACCCGGCTCCGCCAACATCCCCTCCTTCGGCATGCCAGCCTTCTTGGCCATCTTCACCTGTTCAGCGACCCACTGTTGAATCGTCTGCTGGATCTCGGGGCGCGCGGCGAGAGCATTCGCGGACATAGCCGCTTGCGGGGGCGTCTCCATCCCCTTCGCCGACGCCTCCACCGCATCCGCAACCTCCTCCGGCAATCCATGCTGCTTCGCGAGCAACCTACGAAGGGGGCCCACCGACATAAACCCCGCGACCGCGGCTCCCCCAATAGCAGCCCCTTGCAGACCCTCAACGAGGCGGTGGCCCTCATCCGCCTTCGCGGCGTCATAGGCCCCTTGGATGGCTGCACCCGCAGCGGCCTCTGTAACGATCTTCGCTGCCGTCTCCGAAGTCCCGCGAGCGATCATTGCAGCGCGGCCTGCCCCCATAGCGCCCTTGGCGAGACCCATTCCGCCGACCCAGTAGGGGGCTGTCCCAAGGACTTCACCTAGCATCTGGTAGGGGAGAGTGCTCGCCCCCTGTCGCGTAGCCTCGAGGGCAGCTTCATGCTCCATCTCCTCACTCGAGGCTTTGAAGTTACGTGCAGTCTCCGGATCCATCAAGATACCGAGCGGCGCCGTCAAGGCTTTGAGGGCAGTTGCGCCGACTAGAGCTGTCCTCGGCATCGCCGACTTCCCTGGCCGCTCGCTGGCCTTCCAGAAGTTCTCGCGAGCATAGGTAGGACTCTCCCCCGCCTTCAACGCCTCGGGGAGTACATACTGTTGGAAGTAAGCATCCCGCTGAGCGTCGTAGACGTTATCAGGGGCTTTGGCGTTCATCAAATTCTGCGCGATCTCATTCCACAGCGGGGGAGGTCCTTGCGGTCCCATTATTCCTCCTTCGAGCCTGTGAGAGCTTGCAGCGTGAAGCCCGGCAGCTTCTTCGCGAACTCCCACCACTCCTTCCAATAGTTACCATTCTCCTCGCCGAACGGATCCTTCGGGGCTTTGGTAGCGCCCATCACCGCTCCGACGCTCTCCTTTCCCTTGTTGGTCATCTTCATCACGGGATCGGTAGAGAAGGGCCAATACCACCGTCGCACCTGCTCGATCGTCACAGGGACGCCGCGTGCTGCGAGGGAGTCGGCCAACCCGCGCTGGGCGGTCTCCTTATCCTCTGAACTCGAATCCTTGGAGCTCATAATCCTCCACCAGTCATCGAACTTCGCCCCCTCCATCTGGCGGAAGGCCTGCAACTGATTGGCGGCCCAGCTCCGGTCGAAGTGTTCCTTGGCCATGCCGATCCGTTCACGATCCATCTTCATCGCATCGCTATGCTTCTGCTTATCCCAGTTGAACGAGCGCTCCCGCTCATACGCCTCTATCCCCCCTTTCGATGGGAAGTTTTGGGCGAGCACCGTAATCGCCTTCTGGGCGTCCTGGGTACGGCCGGCCATCATCAACGTTCCCACTACCGCCGGCAAGTGCCCGCTCGTGGGGAATTGATCCATGATCCCCTTCTGCATATCGAGAATCTTCGCGTACTGGTCGAACGGCATCGAAGGCATTACACGGGGCTGCTTCCCGTCGAAGACGTCATTGATGTAGGAACGCGACTCCTCGAAGTTGCCGTTGAAGTAAGGCAACATCGTCTTCGCCATATCGATCTTGCGGGTCTCCATCTGCGGGCCGCCCATCATATCGTAGAGCATCATCTTCCCCACCGCTGCCTGTGCCTCGCGGGGTGACTTATCGGGGAAGAGTTTGTCGGCGAGCAGGAAGAGTTCATCATGGGCACCGATAGTCTTCGTCAGCCCCAGCCGCGTAGACATCTCAAGCGCGCGAGGATCGCCCTGCAGAGCACCCCGGAGGATATTCTGCATCGAAGCCTTCATCTCGCGTTCGCCATGCCCCCGCTCTCCCAGCATCTTCAAGAAGCCGGATAGGGTTTGCGGGATGGGACGCGACTGCATGTAATCCGGTCCAGGCCTCACCGCCGCCGCTTGCACCTCGGGTGACGGCACTGAAGGATTCGGTGGCTGCTGCATCCCCGGCAACCCACCCGTTGGTATCGGTGCCATCCCCCCATTAGGCAGAGGGCCCTGAAAGCCAGGAGCGGTAGGTTGAGGCACCACTCCCGGCGGCAACCCTTGCGGCATGCCCTGGGCCAACATCATCGACTGCGGATCTGGCGGCGCCGCGATACTGCTCTGGGGACCAGCACTCGCCTGGGGAGCAGTAAACGTACGAGCGCTCTCCGGGTCGAGGGCAACAGGGAGGCCGCTATCCTTGATGAGCTTAACCATGCGCTTATCATCGATAGGGACGCCCAGCCCGGCGAGTTGAATCGTCTCTCGAAGTTCGGCCTGTGCATCTTGCTTCTTCTGCCTCTGTGCGAGCATGTAGTTCTGGGCGAAGTTAGCAATCCCAGAAGCGATCGCCTGAGGATTGTTCCATGCAGGCGAGTGATTGACCTGAGGAGTGGGATGCGGTCCCATCCCCGCAACGGGAATGTTTGGCGGCTCCGGAAGATAGTTGGGCATTAATTCACCCTCCCTGTAAGCATTAGCTCGTTGATGAGCTGTTTGTAATCAACCCGCCACGGCATGGCATCATCACCGGGGATGACGGCTGTGGGGTGTGTTGTAACAACCTCCTGCGCGAGGACACCGACTTGCTTGCCCGGCAGCCCCTTGAAGTTATACTCATAGAGGTTGACATCATGTAGCCGGCCGATCGGAACGATATTCTCCTTCAGCCGTTCGTCGGAGAAGAGACCGCCCGCAAGCCCGCCGCCGATGATCGAGCCCGCGGCGCTAATCCCACCGCCGAGGATCTGCGAGAAGTAATCCCAGAATCCCGGCGACGTGGTCTGCGAGGTGGGAATATACCCCGTCGCACCTTGGAACTGGTAGGGCAGTGTTGGGTTATACTGAGGCTGCGTGCGCAACCACTCCTGGTAGAGTGAACCGAGTTGGCTCTGGAGGTTCCCATACTGTTGCTGTCCCATCTGGCCACCCAGCCCGAGGTTCTGTAGGTAGTTGCCGGCGAGGTTCGAATACCCCTGAACACCCTGCCCGGTGTAGCCGAGCTGTCCCTGCAGCAACTGCGTGAGGGCATTATTGCTAGAGCCAAACAGGTTGTTGAGAGCGCTCTGCGATCCGCCGAAGAGGTTGCTCGTTCCGAAGAGGCTGTTATTGAGCAGCTGATTAGAGGCAGCATTGCCATACTGCCCCAGCTGTGACATTGCTCCCAGTTGGCCGGCACCTGCAGACTGTGCAGCCATCATCGCTGCCTGGAGCGAGGCTTGATACTGCGCCATCTGCGATTGGAAGTCGTAGCCAGCGAGCTGTGAAGCCCCCTGAAACGCTTGTTGCCCCAGCGCTTGCGATGCGCCATACTCCCGCATCGTAGCATCAGAGAGGCCCTGAAACTGCAACTGGTCGAGAGTGGAACCGGCCTGCAATTGTCGGCCTCGGGCGGCTTCCTGAAGCTGAGCCTGCAGGGTGTCAAACGAGCTGCCTGCTTGATACTGACGATTGGTGGCGTCACTCAACGACTGATAGCCCATCTGTGCGAGCAGGGCGTTCTGGTCTTTGTTAACCTGACCCTGGTAATCAACCGCCGCATTCCCAAACGAGGTTGACGTATAGCCACCGGCCTGGTTGAACATCTCCATCAACCCAGCGGATCCTCGATCGACGTTACGCTGCATCGCATCGACGTAAGTCTGCCATGCCGGAAGAGCGTCAACGGGCCTCCCATTGTTGGCCCAGTTCTCCAAATACCCACCCTGGATAGAACCCGGCAGCCCAGTCTCTGCCATACCGGCGAGATAGGGATTCTGCAGCTGCACCGGCCTTCCATTCTGGGCGAAGTTGGTGAGAAACTGATTATTGGGGCCGAGCGACGCGAGCCAGTCCGCCGGCGACCCTTGCCCTGGTGCGTACGGCGTCTGTGCAGCGGCATTCTGAAACTGCTGCTGAGCCTGTTGCTGCTGTTGCCCAAACCCCTGCAACATGTTGATAAACGGCGTAAAGTCAGTCTGCTGCGGCCGCATGAGATCGTACGTGCCACCAAAGGGTGTTGTACTCCCCGGACGCTGCATGAGTGGCTGCTGAAGTGCTGCTGGTGGCTGCTGTCCCAGATCCATTCGGTTGATGCCCCGGATATTATCTCCCAGCGGCACGGGCAACGCCTGTGAGCGCCCTCCTGGAGGTGCGGCCTGCGGGATGTAGGACTGCATCATCATCTGCTGTACGTTACTATAATCAACCCCTGGCGCGTAGCTCGGTGAGGAATCATGGACGCCTGTACGAGGGACGAAAGCGTCAAAGATTCCTCCACCAGCTTCAATACCCCTGCCGCCCCCACCGGTATCCCGGCCAAGCGCAGGCATATTGAAAATCGTCAAAGGGTCGAGATTGCTAACGGAAGATCCACCTGTTCGCGGCATCGCTTACCCCCTTCCTTGTGGCATCTGCATCCCCGGCGAGCGCCACGGTTGTGCTCCCATGAATGGTGTGAGATACTGCAAACCGGCCGGCGGCATGTTGCCCAACGCCATATTCTGCAACATCTGTCCCCACTGCCCCGACCCGCCCGTTCTCGCGATGTCAAGCACCGGCTGGCCCGCGGCACTGGGCATTCCAAACTGCATGACGTTGGACATTGCTGTTGCCGGCGCACCAGCCCCGCCATACTGTGCGGCGAGAGACATCTGTTGCCCGGGCCAGCCCTGCCCACCATACTGCATCATATTACCGAACATCGACTGGAGCTCCCGCGGCATGCCCTGTGAAAGCAGCTGCAGCAGCCCCTGCGTTCCTGCATCATCAGGTTCGGGCTTCCAACGATCCCAAACCGACGGGAGGATTGTGGTTGCTAGATTTGGAAACAAGTCCGCCGCGTAGGCCGGTAGCCCCTGCCCTACATTACCGAACAGCCACTGGGCAAAAGCCTGCTGCCCTTGCGGAAACATCGGCGGTGCTTGCGTTGTTTTCGTAGGCATGTCTCTCCTTAAAACGACCGGGGTACTAGCACAACCTCCACCACTACCGAGGACCATGCAGTACCACTATGAGCTGTTATGTTGATGTAGAAACGACCCTCACGGGCGGGATCCTTCGGATCAACAGTCAGATTGGCCGTAGCATCAGCCTCTGCCAACCTATTCGACGCTGTGAGGGAGGTGAGGCGATCCCCTGCAACAGCAAACACGCTATGCGCTACATCCGCACTATCGAGCCAGAGCACGTCGACGGTGTAGGAGGCTGACCCAGCTACATACGAGTACGTGCGTATCTTCAACACCGTTCCCGAACGTACAGGGATACGAAACATGGGAACTGGTCCCGTGCCATCCACATCCCCAGGGATATCGAACCGCAGAACCTCCGGGAGCAGATTACGTCGATAGTACTGCTCGATCGCGCCGGCCTGCTGCACATCAACAGCATCTCCGCGGAACATCGGAGGAGGTTGAAAATTGGTGTCACTCACGTCCTCACCTCCTGGCCGCTATCAACCTCAAACAGCACACTCTTAAACAACCACTGCACACCCGCAGGACACGTAACCGTCATCTCGAAGAAGTTGCCAACGAGGATCTTATTGAGCCATACCCTCTGCCACGGCCCGCCATCTGGCACATTCACCGTCATATCGCCGGTCGACTGGAATGTATTCCCCTGCTCGTAGGTGATCGATACCGTGAAGTTCTGATTGTCTGCCGAAGTGCGTACCATAAACAACATCCGACAGATCTTATGCTCGACCGTCGGATCGCCAAAGTCAATCTGCCCGGTGACGAACTGTGCTACCGACTCACACTCAGGTTCAGCCAAACCATCCCAGATCATGTAGGCAGCACCTGTTGCAGTGCGGCGTACCAATCCTACCCGATGATTGAGTATCATCTGCAGGGTTGTATTCGGGTTAGGTGACGCCATATAAAGCGGTACACCCTCGAGAGGGTAATCATCATCCGCTGCAGCATCATAGATGTGCGTCGTCCACTTCTTCTCGAGGATATCGTAGACGAAGTGTGGAAGTATCGTTAGATCCAGCTCCGGGGGATCTACAGAGCCGCCAGCCTGCCGATACGTCGAGGGTGCAAAGGTCGGCAGCAAGTGTAACTGCGGTCTGTGCTTGTTCGCGTAGGACTCTGTCACAAACGCTCTTATCGTCATACCATACAACGTGGTCAGCGCGAAGAGCTGGGCTGTAATTCCCTCCCCAATTGCTGTCAAACCGGAAAGATCATACTGATAGACATCCGCGGTACCGCAGAAGAAGATCAAGTCCCCCCAGATAACAAAGCTCTCTGGGTAGGCGCAACCAATCCCCGCTTTATTGATTGCCTTCCAATCATACGGCAACTCAGCATTGCCGGTCGGCGAACCGATATGAAATCCCGATGGACGGGCGAGGACGATAAGATTCTTACACACGCCCCCAGCGACCACACCATCATCCGCCTCTGCGAGTTGTACATTACCCGCAGTAAAGTGTCCTGTCCATACCGTCGCATCGCCAATCTTCGACCAGTAGACAGTCGGGACAATCGAACCTGACGAACCACCACCAGGGTCAACATAGAAGAGTCGTGACAAGTGGGCGAAGACGATAAACGGTCTGCCGCGCAACTCGACATTCGACCCTGGTAGATTGTGTGCAGTGACCGTATTGGTGAAGTTATCAATCTCCAACACCTCGAGGTTGTTGCCCGAGTCAATCGTCCCCATCACATACGTCTTCTGGTTGAAGGCTGCAGCCTTCAGGTAGAAACCACCCTTCTGGCCTGCTGGGAGCGTCAGCACCAACTCACCGAACCCGGTAACGCTGCCATTATTCATAATATTGTTGGTATTCTTGAAGATGCGTACCAACCCATCCGACTGCGCGTTGTGCCAACTACCATAGCACATTGGCTGCCGGCAGATCGACTCCGAGTACCACATGAAAGAGTCGATGTACTCCCCGGCACCATTCACCTCGGCAGAGGCGAAATCCTTCGCACCCGGCCGGTTCTTCAGTATCCCATACTCAATGAGGAAGTTCTTGCAGGTACGAATGGAATCCATAGGAATTGCCTCCGAAGGCACATCCCCCTGCATTCCGCCCGTAAATGTCTGCATGAACTTCTGCTTAGGCATAGCGCCTCCGGATCGGGTTCACGCTGAAGTCCTCATCGACCGCTTCGCGCATGTTGATCGTCTTGAGCAGGTCGTTATAAAGCCGAGGGATAATCCCCACTTCAAACATCTGCGTCTTCTTGGGTGACATCTGGCGTGGCATCGGCATCGGCATAATAAGTGCTGCTGCCTTATCCTCCTGACTAGTGATGAAGTATAACCGGTAGAGCGTCTCCCACTTGAACAGCTCGTCCCACGCGAGCGGCGTAACAAGATTCGTATTCCCTGGCGTCCCATCAATCGTCGGGTTCGACCAATACCTCATTATCAATGACGATCCAGCCTGCGGCGGGGGCTGCAGTTCGAGTGTCAGGCCAAAACGTGCATACGAGCGCGAGTCACCATTCGAGCTGTACGAGATATTGTCGAACGCGCGTACGTGCGACCTCTTCAACCGCCAGGAGCGGCCCGCAGCTGTTACATACCTCACACTAACAATCCCAGCAACCGACGGGGAGACGGCGCTGAGCGACACTACCGAATTCCCTGGGGTCACGGTAGGAGTAGCGGTAGTCTGCAGCTCCTCAAAGGGGATGGCTTGACATATCACCCTATAAGCCCCCACCGCAGCCTCCACTGCCTCGGAGGTGAGATCCGAGCGTTTGAGCATTGTGGTAGTAGCCCACGAAGCGATGTTGGTGATAGTGGTAGGCATTATGGCTCCTCATCCTGCCCGATGAAAATCGCCTGATCGACGACGCGCATATCGGCTCCCTCGGTATCGGGCGTCACCGCAAAGAGCTCCTCAATCGCTTGATCGCGTCTCTCGATCGTCTTGTCATTATAGCAGCATCTCTGGACGCAGATCAAAATCCCATCTTGCTTAGACAAACGCGACATGGGGAACTGCCGCCCACACCTCTGGCATAGATCCCACTGTTCCCCACGTAGATTGTTTGTCGCGTTCGGCATGCCAGCTCCTAACCAATGCTAAAGGGTGGATCCGGGAGGGGATCCTCAGCCGGGAAGGACGGATTCGAACAGGCGGTGTAGTAGGTGTTGGTTCCGTCCCAATTCGCGAAAGCGTTGGTATTCTCAGTAGTGTTGCCACCGCACGCGATGTTGTTGGTGATGTTAGCGCGAATTGTGTCACAGTTCCCGGGAATACCCAAATCCCCGCACGCACCATCGTAGAGCGCAATCCCGGCTTCCTTGATGATGTTGTCATCCGCGAAGGAGGCTGCCCCCTGCACGGTATACTCGATACCCCAGCTCGTACCCGCCTGTCGGTAGATACGATTGTGCGAAGCTACTACAGAGGTGCCACCGATCGCAAGGCTGATCCCCATCGAATCGCACATATAAGGGTACGAGGCACTACAAGCCCCATAGTTCTCATTATCCGGATCAAGCGACGGCTGCCAGTTGGTGAGGTAGTTGTGAGATGCGCTGAGGTTGTTCGACCTCCCGCAAATCTCAATCGCCATTCGTCGGCCTTGAATAAACGTATTGTGGTCGAGTGTCGTGTTCTCGCCGACGATCACGTCAGAGCACCCTCCCGCGCTGATGCCCTGCTCGAACGTGTCGAAGTAGTTCCAATCCACATGTGCAGTCGTCAGCTTGTTGTAGGAGAAGATCCCCTGGTTGATGTCCAGGAAGATATTGTGGTCGATGGAGGTCCAACGATCCGACTCAACAACCCCTGAAGGGAGAAAGATGGCCCCGAAGGGCCCTCCATTCTTGAACACGTTATAGCGAGCGACAAGACCCTCGACGTCGCCGTCAATCTTCAACCCGGTATCAGCCATATTGTTCATGTCGAAAACGAGATTCTCAACGGTGGACGAGAGATTCGTATCCGCGTAAACAATCGCCGCCTGGGCAGCAACACGTGCCTTGAGCGTGCTCTGCCCTCGTATGCCGAACAGATTACACCCGACCGGCAAGGTCAGCACGTTAGTGCTGTAGACGTGAGCAGGGAAGGCAACCGTCTCACCTGCACTGCACGTATCGAGAGCATCCTGGATTGCGCCCGTGTCGTCGGTAGTCCCGTCGCCCACCGCACCGAAATCCGCGACATTGATGTAGTCCCCAGAGAACGCGAGCTGCACGCCATCCTCAAAGATGTTGAAGCACGCGTCGCAACCTGGCGACTGAATGTCGGCGTCGCCCGAGTTGAGCAATGTGATATTGTCGTTGGCAAACTCCATCGCAACTTGGTTGCCGCAGCATCCCGTCGGAGTTACGATCGTATTGTTCTGGAACAGGATGAAGTGGGCGTTGTTAATCCCCGCGATCGACTTCAGGGAGTTGAGTATGTTACCTGTGAATCGGACGTTGTACGAGCCGCCTCCCTCCGACCCCGACAGATAGAAGGCGCCGAAGTTCGCACCAACCTCTGTGCTGATGTTGGAGAAGGTGTTGTTGCGGACGTACACGTTCGGGTTGTGTGTCGCACTCCCATCCATCTGGAAGCCGGCCCCGCGCGCAGTTCCGTTGATCGAGTTGTTGTCCCAGATCGCATCTGCCGCTGCCCCGCGCCCGATGAACTTCAACCCCGTACCCTGGATATTAACCCCAGAGATGGTATTGTTGGTGACGATTGGATGACTCGACTCGCTGACGATGCCGCTATGGCCAACCGTCGCGACTGTATTGCCGCTAATCGTGATGTTGGTCTCATACTCACCGCCAACGCCGGCCCAGATACCGCGTACACCTTCCATGCCGTTAATCCCGTCCGTATCGTGGACGTTGTTCGCCATGATGAAGTTGCCGCTGCCGTCATCACACTTGATCGCGGCGTAGACACCTATACCCGTTTGGTCGTCGTCGATAGCGTAGACCTCTAGGTTCTGCATCGAGGAGTCGACGCAGTGGTGGCAGAAGACACCCTGCCCCTTCGTGCTGTTGGCGTTGATCTTCAGCTTGTCGATCAGGCAGTCCGTACACGTCGTGACGTACAGAATCGTTGAATAAGCTGTGGTGTAGAGGCCGGCAGCTGCTCCTCGGATAGTACCTGCGGCGGGCGGCGTTACCGAAGTCGTAATGCGGACGTTTGTCATCCCGCCCAACGACACTCCCGCCGTCCCAATATCGCATGGGTTGGTCGTGTTCTGAAAGTCGATCGTGCCGTTATTGGCGACCGAATTGAAGCGGGTCTGCACCGTGGAAGTATCGTCACCAGCGCTGCAGTCACCATCCGAAATGACGATCGTTGCGCCTCCACCAGTCCAATCCCCATAGATGGTAGTAATCGGGCCAGGCGGCGCAGAACCCGTACCTGCGATGATCGAGACGAAGATACCAGGATCAGCGGTACGAACGCAAATCGCCTTTGCGCTACCTCCACCGCCCGCACACAGACCAGTAGTGTTAGCGTCGGTGAGTAGCCAGATGTCATTCTCCACCGACGAGGAAGCCAACATCGCGGTGTAGGTACCCTTGCCTTTGAAGACGTTCAGAGCGTCGATCGCTCCCTGTGTCGCCGTCGAGATGGGCTTGTTGAGATCGCTCGTGTTATCCACATTACCCAGTCCCAACGTCGTCGCCGTGATCGTTACGTTGGCTGAGAGTGCCTGCCCATTAACAGTGCGTGTGGTCGGTACCTTTCCATCCAGGGCAGTCTGTGTGGCTGTAGAAACCGGCTTACTCGCGTCACTCGTATTGTCAACGTTACCCAGACCGATATCTCCCTTAGAGATGGTAACGTTCGAAGAGAGGGCAAAGCCGTTGACCGTCGTCGTTGTGTTGACCTTCCCGTTGAGGGCGGTCTGCGTAGCGGACGATACCGGCTTGTTGGCATCCGAAGTGTTGTCAACGTTACCGAGAGAGATGTCCCCCTTCACGATGGTAACGTTGCTCGAGAGAGCGTGGCCGTTGACAGTCCGCGTCGTGGGAACCTTCCCATCGAGAGCAGTCTGCGTCGCATCGCTGATCGGCTTGTCAGCATCACTGGTGTTGTTAACGTTACCCAATCCAGCCTGTGCCGGCGTCAGCAGCAACTCATCCCCACCACCCGCTTCATGTTCCACGGCATGGTCACTCGGCGGAAACACTGTAGGCTTGTTGATGAGCTCATTCCAGTCCGACGAGCTGCCGGAGCTCTGGATGAGAGTCCACACTGCATTCACGCAGCCATAAATCTCGCCCGTCGTCCGCACAATACGAATCTGCGAATAGCCACACGCCCCCACCGGCGGCGCGGCTGTGTAGACGACTTGTGGGGCCCCCCCTCCCTGAGAGAGCCCCGTCTCTGGGGAGATGCCGATGATTGTTGCCAGCATTGTGACTAGTGCAAGACTAGCCGAGAATGTACGAAACTTCTGCATGATCCCCTCCCGAAGTTGTGATGAAGAAACTGCCCAGCGACCATCGCTCACCCGGTCGATAGGCAATCCAGTCGCGACTCTCTCCCGGCATCATCGTCAAGACGGCAGTGCCGGGGGTAGCCTTGTTAGAAACCTTGATAGGGTCGACGTTATCGACATCGGCCCGGATAATGACCTTCTTCACGCGGCGTCCGGTCAGCGGCTTCCCCGAAGGGAAGAGGGGGTGCGGGTAAGTCAACCCCGCACCCACCTGCTGATCGGTACCGGTGATCTGCCCGAGGTATTGGCAATCTCCCTGTACTTCAGCCATTGCGTCTCCTTACGCGAGCGTGCCAACGGCAGGAACAAGAACGCCGCTAACCGCGCCGGCGCCATCGTCAAAGCCGTAGTTCTGGAACCACCGCAGCGCCACGTTGCTGGAGTTCGACGCCACGTCGGCGGCCGTCGCCCAGGTCGTCCCGTTGCAGACGTTGTAGGCGATGAGCCCCGTCGAGGAGGTGGTCAGGTTGAAAACATTCTTCGCAGTGCCGTTGGACTGACGCAGGAAGTTGTTGGCGATGAGAAGGTTGGTGATGTGGTTGGTCGACGCCGAGGTGAACAGCGCGCTCGAGCAGTTCGCTCGGATGTCGCAGCCCGTCACACGCAGCTCGGCAATCGCAGCGCTCGAAGCGATGATGGAAGTCGTCCCCGTATCGGCGCCCGTACCGTCGACCTGACAGTTCTGCAGCGTGAAGCGGTCAGCGCCCACCGAGAAGGGTAGCGTGCAAGAGACGGACGCGCCGTTGGTGATGACGCGACAGTTCTTCAGCGTCACGCCGGCGGCCGAGATAGTGAAACCTACCGTCACGGCATCGATACCGGTCAGGTTGAAGATGATATTGTCGAGCGTGGTTTCGGCGCCGCTCACGGTGATTGTTGCGCCTACAACCGTCGAAAGGGTGAAGGTCGGGCGCTGATTGCCGTTGCCCAGTCCAACGATCGTCACGCCACTCTTGTTGAGGACGAGTGCTGTCGCCGAGATAACCGATTCGGTATGCCCCGGCGCGATGATGATGACATCCCCCTTCGCAGCCCGCGCTTTGGTAATCGCATATGCGAGCGTCGAGAAGGCGAAGTCGGGAGCATCCCCACGACCGTTATTGTCTTTGCCGGTGGCCGAGTTGACCCAGAAGTAGCGGCCAGTCGACGGCGGAATGAAGGGACCCGATCCTACGATCGGCACCCCGAAGGACGAAATCCCATACGGGAAAGGCGTTAGTGACATCTCAGATCTCCAAAGTGCGGTACCTCCCCGCACTCGATCTATCCGTCTGCGTTGAAGTTAGGGGTCCCACCCTAGAACCCCGCCTCTATAGCGAGAGCGCTCTACGGCGCGGAGCCCACCCACCCGCGCCAGTCGGTCGCGCCGGCCGAGATGCGGAAGTAGATGGAGTGCTTGGTTCCCTTGGTGTCGAAGTCGTCGGTGCTGTCGACCACGGGCTTCGCGCGCCACTTGAACTTGAGCCGGTTGGCCTCCTCGTCGCCGGAGACGAACCAGTTATTCGTATCCGAGAGGAAGTGGAGCACTGCGGGGTCGAGACGTCCCTGCATGACGTTGATCTCGTTCGACCCGGTGAAGGGTTTGAAACCGCTCTGCAGGATCTCGCCGGCCAGAAACTGCAGGTCGGGCGGAAGCCAGAGCTTCTTGGGTTCGAGGCGCATTTTGAGGCCGCGCTCGTTCACCATGTATTCGTACAGGATGAGCACGTCCTGCAGAGCGCCAACCGAAAGGTCGGCATCGGGCGACAGCCGGTTGCTGTACGTCGAGCCGCCGAGCAACGGATGGGCCGTATTGAAGAGTGAGACGCCGTCGGCCGTGGTAACGGTGGTGAATCCGAGATTCAACACGTTGGCGCCGACCTGCTCCCACGCTTGCCGGCACGACTTCATCAGCTCGCCGGGGATCTGCCGGATGAGGGCGTACTTGTCGTCGTCCTTCATCTCCTTGGTGACCTGCCAGCCCAGCGCGAAGGAATCGTGAATGTACCGCTTCGATCCGCCCTGGATGGGGTCATCGTACGTGATGGGCGTGCCTTCGGGTTTCAGGCGCGCCAAACCGAGCCCAGCGAAGATCTGATCCTCATCATAGGCGCTGTCGCTCGTCTCGACCTTGAGGAACTGGGAGTACTCTTCGGGGTGCTCTTTGAGCCACTCGAACATTACTTCCATCAGCCCCGCGGCGAGAAGTTGCGCAAATTGTCCGCGTTGTGTCATGGTTTGCTATTGTCCTCTCCGCCCCTTAGTTGTAATACCGCAGGGCTGCCTTGAAGATGAAGAGAGCGGCGGTGTTGTCGTCGCTTACCCCACCCGTCAGCTGTACGACGGCGTTGTCTCCGGTAGTATCCGCCGTGTCGATGTACCAGAAGCCGGTCGTCCCGTCCTTGGTCAGGCCGTAGTAGGTGCCTGCGATCAACAGAGCGGAGCTGTAAGTCTGACCGGCCTTCAGCGACGCGAGGAAGACATTCTCCCCGCTCGCCTTGTAGAAGCCGATCTTTCCGTCTCTCATCCAGGCGCCGACCGGGATGATCCTTGCGGATGCTTGATTGGGGGGATTGCCCTCTGAATACCCCTGCTCGGCCGTATCCGCCACGGCGAGGTTATGGCCAGCTTCGACGCTGACGCCGACAACGATTTCGGCGCCGCCGAACGCAGCCTCCTGGAGCACCCCCGAGCTGAACACGAGCGGGACTCCCATCTTGAAGGTTTGGGTCGCTTTCTCGCCCAATCGGTCCTGGGCGGGAACGCCGACTCCGCTAAGCGTTTGCACTGCAACGATAGGGCGATAAGCCATATGCGTCTCCCTTCACACTCCCGCCCACCCTAGGGTCGGGTCTCGTTCACCGGGATTTGATTTTTCCCGGCGAAAGCCTTGAAGCTGTCGCGCGACGCTTCGAGATCCTCGACCGCGCGCAACTCGCCTTCATATTTCCACACCTCGTGGAGCTCTGCCGACGTCTCCATGAGGATGAGGTCACCGCGAACGTGAGTGCCATCTTCCTTCTTCCAGTTCGTCTTGATGTCGGGGTCCTTGCAGATGACATACCCCTGAGCCTGGAAGTGGGTGATGCGATTCTCGTCGCGGTTGATCCACGAATAGTGCTTGTCCGGTTTGCGCCCTTCGACCTTTGCCATATTCTGCAGCATCGAGGAGCGTGTGGTGCGGACCTTCTCGAGCAGAGCTTGCTTCCGTTCGAATTCGATAACGTGCGGCTCTCTCGCCGCCACCGAGGGCTTGGTTGGCTCAGGCATGTTACTTCTTCTCCTTCAGAGCCAGCTCGCGCTTGCGGCGCTTTGCTTGCTCACTGTCGAACGTGATGACACTATCCCACGACGAAGGTTTGGTAGGATCCCCATCCTGCTCGTCATAGGCTTTCTTCCCCCGCCGGAAACCTTCGGGAGAGATGTTGAACTTCTTGATGAAGGCCAGCTCGTCGTCAGTCAACTTCTCCTCCGGTGGCGCGTGCGGTGCGCGCGGGCTAGGCAACGACGGACCGCTCGGCGTGCCACCAGGTGCCGGTGGAGGGGCGGCACCTTTGGAGCGCTCCGCGATGACTTTCTCCATGTTCTCGCCCACCGCCATATTGAACGCGTTATTCCACACAGAAGAGCTCTGGTGGTATTGCGGGGGCATATTGCCCACCTTCGCCTCGATCTCCACCCGCAGGAGATCGAAGATCTTCGGGTCTCGCTCGCGGGCTGCCTTGCGGGCAACGTCGACGAGGGTGTCCTGGCCGGCCTGTGGCTGGTTGGCTGCCTGTGCTACTGCCGCCTGGGCGATCGCCTGCGTCATGCCGAGAGGGTTCTTCCAAAACTCAGCCTCCATCGTCTTCGCATCCGGTTTGGGCGGAGCTTGCGGTTGTGGTGAGCCGGGCGCGGGAGCCGCACGCTGGTTGTCAGCGATGCGCGTGATGGTCTCACCCATCTTCGCCACATCAGCCTGCAAGCGTGCGAGCGCTTCGTCACCCCCCTCGGGCTTCGGCGGAGGCGCCGGAGGTGGAGGCATTCCGGGAATCTCACCACTTGGCGGTTGCGGTTCGGGATCGCGGAGCGGCCCCATGTAAAAACGTGTCCAGTTCATGTATTCTCTCCTTCCCTCAAAGCATCGAAGTAAGCCTTCAGCTCCTCCGGTGCTTTCTTGATCACGTCAATCGCTCGCTTCTGTCCCCGCAGAAACATCGTAGCTGCGTGATCCTTCTTCCAGTCCCACACATCCTTAGTAACCTGGTCCTCCATTAGCTGAAGGTAGCGCAAGAAGAGTGTCCAAACCCTCTCGCGATAGAGCGTCGACAGGGTTTCCAGCTCCTCCCTGGACCATCCCGGGAACGCCTCCTTCAGCGCCTGGCGCTTGAGCTCCTCCAGCTGCTCCGGGCTGGGCGCCATTTGGTTGTAGGGCGGCTTGAATTGCTGCTCTTGCATCGGGTAAAACTCCTTCCGCGTCGTATTCGTCGAATGCCCGCAGTAGTCGTGCCGCCATCCACTTCATCATCTCGAGAGACTGTTCCATGATGGAACGGATCCCCGGGTTAAGGCCTGGGTTAACCAGCTGCATGACCATCTGCTGGACTGCACCCCCATAGTTGCTCACCACCCCGGCAAGCTGCATGAGGTTCTGGCGAGCGATTTCCTTATTCTGACCGGCGTCGCTCGCTTTGACGCACATGGCCGAATACCGCATGGTCTGCGGAGTTGCAAGTTTAAGAGCCTCATGCACCTGCGATTGGAGAGGCTCAGGGAATGTCGTGATGAGAGGATCGTCAGAACCGAACGCTGCCTGCATCATGAGGTGGTTCTTAGCCACTCGCGTCAGCACGTTGCGCGCGTCTCGGATGTTCGTATCCTGTCGTTGGTTGCTCTCCGACATGATGGCGAGGGTGCCCGTTGCGTTATAGATCCCTCGCTTCCCCATCATTCCTCCGGCATATCCCTGGGCGAGGGCGCCGATCCCGGATAGACGCTCTGCCAGTTGGAGATCCCAATTCTCTTCAGCCAGTGTATCGGAGTAGTTTCGCCCGATCGACATGACTTCAAGGTCTTCCATACTCTCCAGATCGAAGACCTTCCCCGGGTACCAGTTAGTCGAAGGATTCGGGACAGGGGATCCGTTGCGCCGCTTGAACACCGGAGCGTTAGCCAGGTAGCTGTTATTGCGGCGATCGTTATGAATCCAACTCGTCTCCTCCTGCGCACCCTGCAACAGCTCACACATCGACTCGCCATAAATGAAGTCCTCCCGGGGGAAGGGTCGGTAGTCAGAGAGAACGTCCCAATTCATCGGGTATGGGTTGAAGTAGACGTCAACCAGCTTCTTCTCCGTCTCTTCCAAGATTGCAAAGATGTTGTAACGCTGCCCACCCATATCCCAGTCGAGATTGCATTCGATAGCGTGGAACTCGCGGAGCATGGGATCGCTGACGCCCGCGTCCTCTTGCTGCTCGTTCCGCTTCACGTCGGCGGGCAGTTTGAAGAGACGCTCGAGATCTTTCTCCTCGATCTCCCACTTCTCCTCGAACCACTTCTGCCGTGCTACCTCCTCCACATAGCGCAAGCGGTGGAAGCGAATAACCGTCTCGTGGAGGTAGTTGGCCGTGTGGGGGTAGAACGCTATGTCCTCAAACGGGATAATAGCAGAACGGGGTCCGTTGTAGGTTACGACGATCTCCTGTTCAAGGTCACCTTGAGGTGATACACCTCGCACAAACTGGGAGCTTTGTTCGGTGTGTACCGTCTTGACGACTGCGGTACCGTTCTTGTTGCCGCGCATCAGCAAGTCGCGGAATAGGAGGTAGAAGTCCCAATCATGCTGCGCCTTCGCGTTGATGTAGTATTCGAGAGCTTCGCGATGAGGCCGTGGGAAACCTTCCGCTGCCAGCAAGGGTCGCGTAGCGTAGACGATGTTCAGAGTGCGAGCAACAAACGTATCGAGGAAGATACGGGTGAGCGGCACGACGAAGTTCGAACTGTTATACCACGGGATTGTACGAATCTTCTCCGCTGGGATCGCTCGATAGTTCTTCTCCCACGTCGCGTAGTTCGCGAGCTGTGTGGTACGTGCTGTGTTGGCGCGATCCCAGTGGTCGGCGAGGAAGGTTTCGAGCTTCTTCCTCTCCTCCGTACTGAAGGATGCACCCGGTCTCACCAACTTGAGTTTCATGCCACCACCACCTGATGGGAGTAAGGCTTCCCGAGTTGGGCTATGTATTCATCCTCGGCCGATTTGTTCGAGGTAGTTGTGTCCTCACTATCCGGGAAACGCCACGGCATCGCTGCGCCCTGGGCCAGAGCAACAAGCAGATCGTAGTCATGATCCAACGTCGCGTTAGGGAATGTCTCCAGCTGATCAGTGAAGGTTAGATGTGTAGAACGCCTGGTGAACTTATACCGCGTGAATACGGGTAGAAGAAACTCACGGATGCGCAACTCATTCGCCTTATTCTTCGTTGGCGAGGGCACGATTACCGGGAGGCGTTTGTGCTTCTCGAGGTGTTCGGGGAACTTCTCCATCTGCCGAATGTGGAACTCTGTCATGTTCTGGTGGCCAACATCCTCATACGAGAACTTGTAGGGTCTCCACCGATCGTTTAGGTCGTAGAGCTTGCTGTAGATAGCTCCGTACGAACCCTTCGCGGTGAAGTAATCGAGCAGGACGATGTGGTGATCAATCGACGTGCCTACCACGACGATCGCCGGGCAGCTTTTCGACCGAATACCCTTCGCGTTGTAAGGGTCGTAATGCATAGTACGAAGAAGCTGAGACGGCTTAAAGCGTGAGCCGCACGAACAGATAATTTCACCTTCCTCGGATACGGTATAGGTGTGTAGGTTTTCAAGGGAGACCTCCTGTTCGCCCGGGAGGATGGGCACGTTGAGATATTGGCACGAGAAGTCGTACTTATTCATCTTCGACTGAATGCGCTTGAGCCCCTCGATCGAGTAACGCTCCGGGAAGATGCTTACGTCACAGCCCTGTTCCGGGTCGAATTCCCACGCGCTGCGAGAGTAGAAGACGAAGTCTTCGTGCTTTTGGATGTAGCTGTTGAGGTCGTTGTAACCCCACCGGTTAGAGACGCCAAACCGAGTTTGGTTGGTCGCATCCACGAAGGCACCGTGAAGCAGCTCGTGCCATCGGATGGTTTTTTCCATCTCCGTCTCAGACTCGATCGCCTTCTTCCCGACAAGGTCATCCTCCCACACTATATCGTAGTGGCGCGATTGAAGAGCAACACCCACACCAATCGCTTCGAACGTCCCTTCCTCGACGCGTTTCCCTTTATCGGTAGCTCGACGGATTTTGAGACAGTCGTTATTCCATGGCGCTTCAGTTCCGTCGAAAGCGATTTCAGGGAAGAGGGCACGGAAGAGCTCGTTCTCTTCGAAGTGCCACCGGATTTCGCCAACCTTCTTCTTCGCATTGGTGATCGTCTCGAATGCTAGGAGTTGTGTGATGTCCTGGTTATGCAGGGCCATGCGGTCGAACCAGTCCTGCTCGTTGATGTGGAGCACCTCGAGAGCGTAGGTGGTGTCGTCTTCCGTACAGGGGAGAGGAACCCATGTTGAGGTGCCGATCGTGAATTGCGTGGTTTTGAAGAATCCGCGCGACCACTGAATCCACTGCTTACGCTGACCTTGAATCCACCGTTTGATGAAGAGTTCGCTATCGTGCTGGTGCAGGGAGGGTGACAGCTCATTGTAACCCAACACCACCTTCGTGAAGTAGTAGGGCGAGTAGAGCGAGCGCACACGCATATCCCGCATGACGTTTTGTGCGTCACCTTGGGCTGCGAGTTGGAGGATGTCGCTCATGCGCTCCAGGTGCTCCCGTCCCAGAAGATACCGAAGAATTGATTGGGGTTGGGCAACGCCGTGAGGACGGCTTCCCGAGCGGCGTAACGTGCTTCGAGCGCTGCTTTGACCTGCGTTGCGGTTGAACCGCTGGGGATGATTACCTGGTCGTATTCCTCGATGACCGAACCATCGTTGATCGCGGCGATCTCTTCGTTGGTAGCTTCGGGGAAGCGGGAGGGCCGGCCAGGTTGCAGGGGTACACGCCGTCCTACAGCAATGGGGAACCAGAAGACGAACGACAGGAGAAAGCCGTTATCCCCTGGTGCGCGGAGAAGGATGATGATCTTCTTCATTAGCTACCTACCCCCATAGTCATGAGTTTTTGTTGCACTGCACCCCCGGCCGCCGCTGGCTCGAAGCTCACGTAGGCGAAGCTGGGTGTGGTTGCTGTAGTGAAATCGCACGTGCAGGCGAGTGTGCCCGCCCCCGACTGCGCTGAGCTCTGTGCCCCGCTGTATGTTGTATCGCCAGACATCGACGCATCGTACTTCTCTGTAAGATTTGTCCATGCTGCTGCCGCCGCGTTCGCGATGCTCGTCGCACAGCCGATGACGATGCCCCCATCCACGTAGGAGAGGTTCAGTGCGGTGTTGTCCGTTGTCGTCGAATCGCTGTCCGTCGGCGTCCCATTCATCCCCGTCGCGAAGTAAACGCCGATTGAGACGCGGAACATCGAACCCGAGAAGACCAGCGTGATCGTTCCTGAGGTACCCGTGGGAACGTTCGCTAGAATGAAGCCGGTGTAGCCACTGTTGTCGGCCCCGTTCATCAACTCCACCGGCCGTGTGACGCCTATCCCGCCGATCGAACAGCTCGCCGTCGTAAGCGAACGAGCACCCGCACCGTTCTTTCGTGCTGTGATCGCGACGATGATGTAACGGTCGGCCGAGGCAGTACCGAAGTTCTCGCTGCCGAAGTTGAACGTTGTGTTCGACCCCGTGCTCGTCGTTACATGATCGTACGTGATGGAGAGTGCCATTCATGTTATTTGTAGTAGATGTTAACTACAATCTCCGAGGCTGCTACTGCGGTCGCGTCACTGTCTGCGATGCCTGTGACGATTGAGATGCCGATGCCTGTGCCGAATGCGATACCCTTGTCGATGTTGATGACGACACCAGCACCCGCCGTGTTGCCGGGGATCATGAAGGTGTCGGTGACGCCCGAGCCCGCTGTGGGCGTGCCTGAGGTATTGTGAAACTTCAGGTAGCGCGCTGCTGCGTTCAGGTTGAAGGCCGTAATACAGAAGACCTGGCCGGCCGACGCCTTCACGTTAGTGGCGTTCGTGCTAGCGGCGGCAACGAGATGGAATTTGGAGAGTCCTCCCGATGTTGCTGGCGTATCGGTAACGAGCCAAGGGGTGCTGTTAGGCGTGTTCCCCGGCTGCACCGTCCACGTACCACTCTGGATGGCGTCAACGTCGCCGATGTTGTTATTGCCAGCGGGCAGAGCAGGAAGGGTGAGAACATCAACGTCCCCAATATTGTTGGTGCCGGCGGGCAAGGCTGGCAACGAGAGAACGTCCACATCACCGATGTTATTGGTGCCGGCAGGAAGGGCGGGAAGAGAGAGAACATCGACATCTCCAATGTTATTCGTACCCGCAGCGAGGTTCGCGGTTACTGTGCCGCTGATAGGGAGAACCGTACCACTCGCTACCCCTTGGACCGAGATGACGTCCGTCGAGGGCGTCCCTGCTGTCCCGAGCGCCGGCTGCTTAGCAGCTGTAGAAGCTCCAGTTGGTAGTGGCAGAGAAGCTGCGTCGATTGTGAGAGAACTACCTCCGTCCGTGACGGGTTGCGCCGTGCTGCCTGTGGGATCGACGCGCAGGGGAGTTCCGAGCTGGAAAGCGCGGAGGAGGATGATAACAATTCCACGAAGTTTAGCGGATAGGGTTCCGTTGGCATCGGTTACTACTCCCGCATCTGCGATGGCGCCTTGGGTGACATCAGCACCATCGGCTACCGTCATTGCGCCCCCACCAGCACCTCCCGCAACGACGTTGACCTTTAGATTGCGGTCCTCATCGACGGCAACTACTACAACATCACCGTTGGTGGCCGTATCGCTAGGGTTCACAACCCCCATTACCGGAGTTCCAGCTGATGTGTCGGGAGTAAAGGTCTGCCCATCGGTCTCAGACGTACCGCCCCCACCAGCCCCAGACACCTCTACAACAACTCTGCCGGTAGTGGTGTTGACTGGGATGCCGCGCTGAGGGCGGATGGCCATTATTGGGCTCCCTCTTCGATTGTAGTGCCACGGCGTACAGCTAGACCGGGAGTGGCGAGCGCCTCGTTGATGTCGTGATGGCAGCTAGGCCGCCAGCTGTGGTGCTGCCATGTGCCGTTGGCATCTCGCTGTAGCAGTTCGACGAGAGCGTCGGGGCCGGGCTCAGTGACCTCTACGCGGACACTTGGAGTGAAGGGGTCTTGGGGGCGCTGACAACGCTCGAGGCGGTAGATGAGCCACCCCACTTCGAGAATGAGGATGAGGAGAAGGGCTGCGATGAGCATTTTCATGCTTCCTTTCGGATGGGGATGACTTTATCCATCTCGCGCGCCGCATTACCTGCAGCTCGCAGCTTCTCGATATCGAGAGTGGTATGGCGGATCGTGTGCCCGGCCTGCGTCTCGCTGTTGCGGTCGAGGATGTCTTGCGCGATGCGAATACGGTGGCCGGGGAGAGTTGCTTCGTTCTCCAGCATCTCGCAGAGCACTTGGAAGGCAGCGTCGCTCTTCTCGGTGATCTTCTCGTTCAGCGTGAGAGTCTTGCGAGCGAATTGTGCGTCCACGTCTTCAAACACACAATCCAGACGGCGCCGCACCTCGCTTTGGAAGGCAGGGTCGCGATAGATGGCACGCGCCGTGTCGTAGGAGATACCGAGGAGTGGGGCAGCTTTGCGGGCTGAGACCTGCCGCAGGGCCAACCGCAGCGCCCGCGCGCGCAACACTTCGCGGGGCAGATGTTGTGGGATAATCTGCTCCCGAAGCGACTCACCCTCGAGAGCGGACAGATCGACGGTTTCGAGTGCCATACGAGCCTCCAGCTCTGTTAATAGTTTACCTTATAATAGGGAGCAAAGCAACGTCCACAATGCCTTTGCGTTGAAATTCAAAGCCAGGCAAAGTGCCTCGAGGGGCGTGCCGTGACGCGGACCTCTACCAGCCGCGAGCTGAGCCGCGGAGTTGCTCGCTGTATTATATTAATTAACTACAGCAGGGGGGGCCCCGCGGTACGCGGCCTAATGCTAGGGATCATCCCCCCTACTCTTCCACCTCCTCTCGCTGTGGCTGGGTGTGCTGTCGTGTGAGCACCCTACGGGTGGGCCCTCGTTTGGGTGGAAAAATTATATATATTATACGCGCAGAAACGCCGGCTGGTTGGTGGTTTGGGCAGGGGGGCGAGTAGCACCGCAAACCAGGGGCCTTATTATTGAGCGCCTGCGGTCACGCGGCCTGCCGCGGCCTTTTTTTGGGGTGGGGGGTCAAAAATTCCAACTCTGAAGATGAACGAATTTTAATGTTATTGTCATACTATTTTCATCTTCGTATGTTATAATGTTTATAGATGATAAATGATAGTAAGTTAAGACTTACTAAGACTCAACAACACAACAGCATGTGCGTTAGACTAACGTACGAACATAGCGTAAGCTACGGAGAAAGACAATGACACTTAAGAACGCATCGCTCATCCAGATCATCACCGCTCTCGGCGAGGACGTCGTACTCGAGAAGCTCCGCGCGAAGATGAAGCACGACGCGCAGCAGAAGAGCTATCACAAGCAGTACAACGCGAAGAAGAACATCCTCTACAAGTCCCTGCGGGAGCTGGCTGAGGACGCTGGACTGACGGTGGAGCAGTATCTCCAGCGGATCAACAACACGCGCGCGGCCAAGTAGCCGCCGCCACACGCACGAGAGGGGGAGAGTGCGCAACTCCCCCTCCTCCGCAGAGCGCATGGGTCCCCAGGCCGGCTAGCCGATACGTAGGGCTAGCGGGCGTGGGGGCCCTTTCTTTATGCTTTGTCATCCCCCACACGCGATCACCCCTCGCTCTGCGAGCGGAGTGCGAAGTGCGAACGGCTCTGGTGGAGGACGTGCGAAGCGCGAACCGCCGGCTGCGCTTCTGAAGGTGGGTGCGAACGCGTGAGCCCGTCAGGAAAGCGCAGGACTCGTCCGTTATCTGCACCCGGTCTGTCGGGAGGTGTGTGGCTCACGTGGGGTGTTGCATGCCTCCAATGTCGGCAATTGGACGTTGCTAAACTCCAAAGAAAGACGTTGAAAGGCTCCACGTTCCATGTTATAATACAAACAGGTAAGACTGTAAGACTAAATGTCGTTTATCTATCTATCTTCTTCTACTCTACTAGTTCCTCCTCCCCGTGGGAGACTATATCTCCGCCGCTCGCCGAGTCTCCGCTTTAGAAGAGCTGAGGCATGCATTAATCCGGGCTTTGATACGCAACTCCTTTGTTTTCAATCAGTTCCGATCAAAGACCTAAAGGAGGCATTGAAGCGTTTGAACTTCAACGATCAGAATGCCCAAGCACGCTATCTCGTTGATTTTAAACGAGTTAGCTTGGAGCTGATCAAAGCTCGGCTTTTGAAATTCAAAGACCTCGAGCTCGTCTCGGGGAGCGGCGTCAGCCCTCGAGGGGGCTTTTGTTCATGAACAAATTTTAATCAAAAATGTGTTGATTTTTGATAAGAACTGTGGTATAATAATATTAGAGATAGATATACAGAACAGTTAAAGACGACGTACGAACAAGGAGAAAGACAATGAGCGAAGTAGTTATCAGCGTGAGCCGCATTGAGAAGACCGAAACCGGAGACCTCTACGTAGGCTCCCGCATCTATCGGCTGGACCTCGAACATGGCTACGAAGACGAGTTCGCCGCTCACCTCGAGACGCTGCCGGGAGTGGTGCTTGTAGAGAGGCTCGGCGCCGTAGCGTAACACGGTGTCGTCGACAATAACCTTCGCGAAAGCGACCAACGATAGGAGATCGATATGTACATCACACACCAAACGAAAGAGGAAGCCCGTCAGTGGGCGATCCACACGAACGCCGCGCTCTGTTGCATTACCTACCCGCGTGCGGCTCAACCCTCCATCATCGTCCTCGCCACCGTAGCGTGGGGGCAAGAGTGCCGCACCTACGACATGCGGCCTGCCAGCCGGGAGGTCGCCCGTGCAGCGACTAGCTAACCCTCAACTCCACTGGGAGACGCGCGACATCCTCGATGAGGAGGATAATTGGATCGTCCCCGCGCTGCAAGACGGATCCCTCGACACCGCGGAGACGTTCGGCATGCACATCGCCAAGCAGCCTCGCGGCGGCTACGACTTCTACCCGCTGTGGGATGCCTTGGGCGACGAATCGCAGGGACTGCAGTGGGAGAGACCCTACTGCATCGAGAACGGGAAGCGGGTGAAGGCGGTAGCATATGGCATACGATAAGCGAACGGCGGCCAAGCGCGACCGCCAATACCTCCAACACCGCGCGTTCGAAGTACGATTCGGCTACCGCGTCGGCTCCTACTTCAAGGGATGCAAACACTGCGGCGACACGGAGATGATCCCGTGGGGCAACCGCGAGAAGAAGGTGTGGCTCAGCGGCTATCACGTCTTCCGCGTCTACCAGCCCACCAAGCACGGCTTCATGTATTGGTGTTACCAGTGCGGAGCCAAGGACCTCGAGGCATGGGAGCCGGCTGACAGCGATCTCGCCTATCACCGGTGGCTCGCAATCGTCTCCCGCGTGAGGGAGTATGCTGACATGGAGGTGAAGAAATGAGACACCGCATCCTAACATGCCGCAACCACCTGCACTTGCGGTGGTCGACCAAAGAGGTAGCGTGGACCGAACACCCTGAGGGTGGCTACTACAACGGCAGCCGCAACATCTTCTTCATGGGAGCTGTGGGCGGCCAAATGCACGAGGATCGGAGCGGGGTTGACACCCTCCTCTTCGACCCTCTTACAGACATCTACTACACCGAGTGCGAGTGTCGCCCGGTCGATCTCATCCTCGCGTGGGAAGATAGACTGGTGAAGAGATGAAACTCCGACACGATCGCCGCACACGCTATCCACACGTTGTCGTGCTCCCGCACGCCGCGCTGCTGTCGTCAATCTACGGGCGCTACCGTATCGTCAACCAACGGCACGCTCTGCAAAGCTACACGGACGCACCGAACATCGTGCGCTCCGCCGAGCCATTTATACTGGCAATCCACACACAGAAGAAGGGGAGCTATCTCATCGGCTCCCGGAAGGAGAAGTAACACATGGCCAACATCGGATCGCCCGAACGTATCTGGGAAGTGACGCCGCTCGAAGAGCCCGTCGGCATTCCCCTCGAACAACCCATCGAGACGCCCGACCCTGTAACGGTGCCGGAGGAGGAGGAGGTACCTGCATGAGACAGCTCAAGCAAGTCCGCGAATATGACGTTGTCGACCTCTCCACCGAGGAGTTGGTAGACTTCAACAAGAGCGGGCCGTGGCTCGAGATACGCTCGGGGCACACCATCACTCACTCCATCGGTGCTGCGTTCGGCCTAGGCGAAGAGGTAGTCGGGTGGCTGACCTACGCCGACGGCGTCCACATCGTCGGCAGCGGCGAAGCCCTCCGTCCGTTCAACAAACTCTGGGAGGGTGATGATGCCGACGAGGCTGCCTACATGTGGAAATCCGCAATCCTAGGGTTGGCGTGGGATGTGGTCGATGAGGAGGGTCGTACGTGGACACCCTAAACACCAAGACGGCGCTCGTCGGGTGGAGGGGGTGGACCTTCGCGCACCCTCACTTTCTCACGAACGGCAAGGTCATCTGGGTGCCGGGCGAGCGGCTCGAAGCCATCTGCACGGCGCGCTGGCATGAAGACCATGAGCGTATCCCCGTGCAGGGCTGCTCATGCGGCATTTACGCCTTCACCACTCCCAACCAGGTAAAGGAGCAAGGCTACACTAACCAGGACCTCCTCGGGGAAGTATACCTCTGGGGGCGCGTCATCGAACACGAACGAGGCTTCAAGGCGGAGTATGCCTACCCCAAGAACATCTTCGCCAAGGCCTTCGAGCTGTGGCGGCCCTCCGCGAACGCTGTATTGAGGAACGGCCCCGAGAAGAAGCTCTACGACCGCTACCTCCTACAGAGCGAGTACGTAGCGGTGCGCTATAACGTGCCGTTCCAAGTCATCAACACCGATCACCCGATCTTCACGGTGGATGCGGCAGAGCGCCAGCGGCAGGCGGAAGAGGAACGCAAACAGCGTCTCTCGATCGCCGAATCGCGGATGAAGGAACGCAAGAAGAACGCAGCAATGCGTGCAGCGGCGGAGCAACTCCCTCCCACCGTCGCTGGGATGGGCTACAAGAACCTGTGGGAGCAGATAGAAGCGGAGGCGGAAGAGCTCGTTGCGAGCCGCCTTCGGCCGAGGAAGAAGATATGAGAGAAGAGAAACCGCAAAACCCCGACTACCCGCTCAAGCGCTACAACGGGATGTCCACGGAGGAATTCATCCGCACGGTGCGTCCGAGCTACTGCTATGAGTGTCAGCGGGTACACGGTCTAACCCGGCCACAGCTGGAGACACTCCTGCGGATGCAGGTGGAAGGGAAGACCTTCTAAGGAGAACACATGAACACGAACACCATCCTCTTCACATTCGACGGCAACCCCGATCGCATCCCGAAGATCGGAACGCGCGTCAAACTCCAACAATACCTCCACTTCGAAGTACATGGCTACGGGGAGATCGAGACCAAGAAGGGCGACTTCTACGCCAGCGGGGAGACCAGCACGGTCGAGTTGCAGGGTGTCTTCGTCATCCCGGCGGGGACGCCGATCGAAGTGCTCAACCAACTTCTCCACCTAGGCGAGAAGGAGTAGCTGGGAGGGGCAGCCAGGCTCGCTGTGACAGAGCGAGCGGCTAGCTGGTCCTCGCAGAGTGACGAGCAAAGGAGAAGTATGAGTAAACGAATCGCGAAAGCGAAGCTTAGCGTGCCGCAACAGCAGACGCGAGCTCGCAAGCAGACCACCCTCGAACTGCTCTTAACGGTCATCACCGACCAGTGGAAGGGCGACCCCTCAGCACCGGGCGTTACACTCTCCCGTTTGCCGAACGGCCTCTACTACGGCTCTCTATGCCGCTACCACGGAGGCTTCGGCAACACTCGAGAGATCGTAGCGAAGGCGCAGGATGCGGACCTCGGCAAGGTCATCCGCATACTCGGCAATGTCTACGTGGCGAAGGCCGACGCGCTGGCGGCGTTGAGGAGGGCGGTGAAATGAAACAGCTAACCTTCACCATCAACCTCTTCATCGACGAGGATGGACAGCTCACCAAAGCGCACACGGAGCCGATGCCGGGTATCACATACACGGACAAACTCGCACTGCTGGACGCGCTCGGTCTGGCGATGGAAGTCCTCAGCTCGGAGGTGACACAATGAGCCGGCCGCAAAGCGACAAGCTACAATGGTGGGTCTACCTCATCCTCTTCACGGCCACCATCGTCGCTTCGGCGACGGTGCCCATCTTCATCGACTGGCTGGGGGAGAGGTTGAAATGATCAACCTTCCCAACCTCGACGGTGTGGAGATTCAACCAGGGATTACGCTAATCGGTGAACCCTATCCAATAGTTGGCACCAACAAACTCCGCTGTCTTGCGAATGTCATGGGTACGCTAGCAGTTGTGGAGTTGCGGGTGGTATTCAGAAAGGAGACTGAAGACGATGCCTTACGGTAACCAATGCCGCTTCTGCGGCCGAACGATCGATCTACCAATCGGCGACGAGTGTGCGAAGTGCCAAGACTTCATGAACTGGCGCAGCACTCAACGAGTTGCTCGTCTCACGAATTCTGCCATCACACCCACACGGGATGGTAAGAATTTGGGTTACACCCTCAACGGCGTCACCTTCCACACCCTCGTTGATGGGATGCCCGTCACGCGGCTCTCATTCGGCGAGCACTCCTACGAAGCGCAGGTGCGGGAGGACATCAACATCTTCTTCTACCACCGGGAGAGGATACAGATTGACCAGCTTCGGTGGGGAGGAGAGGAACGATGACCAACACACTCGACCACACACTCAAAGTTCTCCTCAGCGAGCAGAAGGAGGAGATAGTGGAGGTGCTGCGTTCAGTATCCAAGGCAGAAACCGTCACAAACATAGCACTCCGCATCATCTCTCCTCTCATGGTCGGACAGATCAAAACCCCGGAGAGGGCGGAAGCGGTGAAGGAGGCAACTCGCTCCCTCCTCTACGCTTTCTCGCTCATGTACATGGCTGGGGAGCACGACAAGGCGGCGGAGCTGCTAGCGGAGAAGCTACCCACATGACCGTCAAACGGGAGCTCTTCCCCGGGAGCAATCTCGAGGTGATCGAGGGCGGTATGGACCGCTACAGCGACGGGGAGCTCGTCTCTCGGCTGCGGCGGAGCGTCTTCCTCTACAAGGAGGAGAGCGCTCAACCTCGAGACCCCTACGCGAAGATGTCGCTCGGGCATCACATCCTCGAACTGCTCAAGGAGCTACGCAAGCGCGGCTTCACCATCACGCAGACCGGCAACACCTTCACGATCCACACGAAGGACACAGCAGAGATCGTGAAGGGTGGGCGTATCGAGGTAGTAGACGAGTGGCAGATGAAGCGGCGCATCTACTGGGCAGTCTCGGATGCGATGCGCGAGGCGGAGAAGAAGGGAGCTAAGCAACGCCGTATGGAACTCTTCCGTGCGATGGCTTACCTCTATCGCTTATGGGATATCAAGCTCGTATCCCGGGAGCTACGACAACTAGTCTTCGGCGACGAGCCGGGGAGGGAACTCAAATGAAGAAGACCAACAAGCGTTTGGAGCTTTCGCGTCGGCGACCGTTGGGCGAGACGAAAGCGAGACACTTCCTCGGAAGTCTCGCCGCAGCATCGTCGGCAGCTCGAGAGGAACTCATCTTCCACACGCTTACCTACGACGAAGCGCGGCAGCTATGCCACCTCGCGGGCATCAAGCAGATCAAGGGGAACTGCCGCAAAGTCCTCAACCGTCGCATCGTGCGACTTACAACGGTCGATAAGCAAGGCCGCTTAGCAGAGGTGCTCAATGTCAACGAAGCCTGACAACAAGCTGCGCGTTTTCGAGAATGAAGATGACCTACTCGACAACAACGACAACGCCACCATCCTCACCTGGGTCAACGCCTACGCGAAGTCGATCGAGGCTCGCAAGGGCTACCAGAAGAAGAATCAGGCCGTCAAGCGTATGCTGTTGAAGTACGCGAAGCGCAACCTGGACAAGGACGAACTCGAAACCATCGAGGCTGTGGCAGAGCGGCAGGCGGCGCAGCAGCTCGGAAAGGCGGAGGCGGAAGACGATGGAGGACTGCCCACAGTGTAAAGCCTACCGAGAGATGCTCGACATCCTGCTTGCGGAGAACGCCAAGCTAACGGAGCAGATGATGGAGATCGAAGCCGCACAGAAGGTGGCGGCGGAGATGATCCCTCCAGAGATCCGCCGTTTGCTGGCTCAGCAGGCAGCTGCCGCGCAGCGACTCGAAAAGGCCAAAGCAGCGGGCGACGTGGATGTGGTGGGGCTCTCAAGGCCCCTCGCCTCCACGGGAGCGCCCAAAACAGCGGGAGGGTCGGCCGCTTGGACTATCCCATTCGGCAAGCACAAAGGCACCGCGCTCGGGCTGCTTGCTACCGACTATCTTGCGTGGTGTCTTGCACAGGCGTGGTTGCGGCCAGAAGCCCGCAGGCACATGGAGAACGTAATCAGAGAAAGGAGAGGGAAACCGTGAGCTTGCGCATGGTACAGATCACAACAGGTCAGTGGCGGGGAGAGTCGGGAGGGCTCAACTTCTCCGTCATTGGTCTCGATGACCAAGGAGATGTCTACAGATTCGAGACCTCTGCAGGTGGATGGGTTAAATACCCAATGGTACCTCGTAAGAGAAAGCCAAAACCAGCCCAAGACGATCTCGACTACGAAGGATTGGAGAGATAACAATGGCACGAGCAACTCTACGTGCGAGCTGGGGGATGCGTACCGTCGACATCCCCATCGAAACGCAGCGCTTCATTCAGGATGAGGATGAGCTTCGTGAGGCAATCGCGGAGGCTCTACCCCCGGTAACCGCAGGTGCGAGAGGCGAGTCGCTCAAAGAACGAGTGTGGCGAGAATTCCTCGAACACTACGACGTCATCGCGGCGGTCTATGACGAGCCTGATGATGGTGATAGTAACGAACCAGATGAACAGGAGGACTAGCAATGAACGACGGAAGTAAAGAAGACCTACAACAGAAGATCGAACGGGCCCGCGCTGAGCTGGCGGACCTCGAACAAACCCAAGCGGCCCTCGCCGGGCTCGAAGGGTGGAACGAGAACACTACGATGGGAGATATCATCCGCTCCCTGGTGCTTCTCAAATCGCTGGCTACAATGCCGGCTCTCGTCATCTTCCGGGATGGTGGCGTCCATCTCATCCGGCACGACGCGGTGAGAGCGGAGACGCCGCTCAAATCGCTCCTCATCGAGCGGTCGAAGTAACAGCACGAGGCGTAGCTGGAGGAGAGAGTCAACGGGGCGCTCGAGCTCGATTTCAAAAATGACGTTGATTTTCTCCAAAAGCTACTATATAATAACATTAGATCGATCATCGATCGAATATCACACTAGGAAGGTAACAACCATGTCCGATAACAACGTCAGCATCGACCTCGATCTCAGCGCTGTGGAAGCCGAGATCTCCAACATGTCGCCGGAAGACCTGCGCAAGTCGCTCGTCGAGATCCGCACCAAGCAGCGCGTCGCGCAGAAGAAGTACCACAACCCCGAGAAGGCGAAGGCGTACCAGAAGCGGCGCAACGCGCAGGTCACCAAGATGGCCGAGCTCGCCAAGGGCATGCCGGCCACCGTGCCCGGCTACGCCAACCTGTACGAGCAGATCCAGGCCGAAGCGAAGGCCGCGGCCGACGAGAAACTCGGCGTTGCCGAAGCCGAGACCGAGACCGTCGAGGTGTAAGGGACGCCGGCCCATAACCGCACCCGCACCACGCCGGAGGGGCCCCATCGTTATGAGAGGTGGGGTCCTCTTTTTGGGGCTGATTCCGGCCCTTGAACTTCAACGTCAGCAACTCTCCGGGAGGGAGAAAACGTGCAACTAACCACACAGAAGTACCTCGAGCGAGTCAACGCAAGCATCGACAACGGGATCCGCGGCGGTATCTTTCGTACCGCAATGCTGAACGCTATCTCGGCGGCATTGGGGAGCGGCCGGCTGCAGCCCTCCCCACACGTCGCAGCAGTGATCGACGAGATGGTACATCACACCGGCGGTATGGAAGACCAGGTGGGGAAAGCCGTGACCGAATACTGGGCCTACCGCTTCGCCGGCGGTCCGCAACCCGTGTGGCACCAACAACTCACCAACAACCAGGACGCCGAGCAGGAGACCGTACGTCAACGGCTCGAGCGAGAGGGCTTAGGCGGCTGAGCGTAGCGCCTTCGACGTGCCCCCGTGTGCTCGCCCAACGCCTTTTCGTCCGATAGCGAGAGGCGCGCGACACCTCCGTCATTCTGGAGCGGGGGCACGTGAAAGTGAGGTACGTATGGCCACGACGATAACGAATGTGAAGGTCGAGACGACCTATCGCTATCCCGAGGGGGAGCGCAGCAGTAGCCCCAACTACTTCGTCCAGCTCAGCATCCCCATCCCGGGTGGCAACGCCATCTACGAGATGCAGGTGGAGAAGGAGATGTATGACAACCTCGAGCTCGCGGACCAACTCGCACGGGGGAAGAAGAAGTGATCGTCGAATTCAACCGCGAGAAGCTAGCCTTCCTCGGCGAGCGCCAGGGCGACATGCCCATCATCACGATCGATCGGTGGCTTCTCATCTTCGCTTGCAAGACATCGCAGAGGGAAAAGTGTTTCTGCTCCTCCGAGTTCCAGCGCGACCACCACGCACAACTCTTCCACGTGGACATGCTCCGCATCGGCGAGCAGATGGAGAAACTACAATGAAACGTGTACTAGGTCTCTTCCTCCTCCTCACAGCGGCAGCAGCCCAGCCTCGCTACATCGCTGGCCCCATGCGCTCCACATACTCACTCCACGAGGACACGCTATACCACGTGATATGGTGGCCGCTCTACTGCGCCTCCCAACAAGCGAATGACTGTCCCGGTAACGCGCCGGCCATACGCATGGCTAGCGTTCTCATCCACCGTGTTGTCGTGAACCAGGAAGCGAAGAAGGACACCGACATCATCTTCACCTTCGAGCGGGTGAGCTACCGCAATCGGCAGTGCATCTCCGACCACTGCAAGGTGGAAGGGGAGAAGCCGCTCGATTGGGTCCGCACCGCATTGGTGGAGGAGAAATGATTCTCAACTGCTCGCGCGCAAAGGTCGCTCTCACGTGTTGGCGCAAAGCGTTCAACCACTTCCACCGGTCTCTCGAAGGCCCTCGCTCGATGAACCTCGTCAACGGCGGCGCCTTCCACGAAGCGGTCGCACACGGTCTCGCCACCCCCGCCGACAAGAACTGGGACAAGGCGGTCGTCGAGGCGCGCCGCAAGTTCGACGAAGGGGTGGCCGCGGCGGGCTTCCTCGACGTTGAGCTGTGGAAGGTCGAACAGCACTGGGAGGTCGTGGTGAAGATGATCGAACTCTACCGCGACAACTACGAGAGAGAAGAGTACACGATCGTCCAACCCGAATGCTCGTTCGACGTTGCGCTCCCTAATACCCATCACAACTGCATCTTCGTGCACCATCTCGAGCTCGTCGTCGACAATGCTGCTTGTGCACATTGGGAAGAGCGCTGGGGACCTCCAACACCGTCAGCAATCATGGAGAAGCGTGTAGCTTCGCCGCACGATCCGAAGGGACCGAATGGTATGCTGCACAGCCCAGAGCTTCCGCAGGCGTGCAAATGCTGGCAACCACACCGTCTCGTCGGCAAGACGGACGCCGTGATCAAGTGGAAGGGCACCCTGTGGCTCCTCGAGCACAAGACCTCCGCTATCAAGGGCGACCAATTCTGGGATCAGTGGCACATCGATATGCAGCCCACAACCTACATCTACGGGATCTGGAAGTCTCTCGGCATCCGGCCGCGCGGTTTCGTCCTGGACATGATCTGGAAGCCCAGCGACAAACAAATCCAAAGCTGGAATGCCAAGCGCACTCTCGGCGGTCCGGGCAAGAGCGTACTCGACTACATGGACTACGAACGTCAGGCATTCCTGCGGACGGAAGAAGACCTCGCTCGCTGCGAGCAGCAATACATCGACATCATGAACGAGTGGGAGATGCGGATCGCCGGCCCCCTGGCGGGAGTGTGGCCGATGGCCAACGCCGGCAGCGCATGCAAGTTGTACAATCGCCGATGCGACTACTGGACAGCATGCCTCACTCATGACGACCCCAAGGAGTTCGAGGCGCTAGGCGTGCGCCCGGATGACTACGTCGTCGACAAGCTCTATAACATCCTCCCCGCACTCAAGGAGGCGGATGTATGAGAGAAGGGAGCTCAATGCGGGACGCGAAAGGACGGTAACTATGACCAGACGAAACGGGGTCGAGCGATGAAACTCGAACTCCACGTGCACGTCCACATGCCGGAGGGCTCGCAATGCGAAAAAATCCTCCAGCGACTACAACGAATTGAGGAACACATGGCATCTCAGAACGAAGCAATCCAGGCATTCGCCGATCAGGTCGGCGCAGCCTTCACCATGGTACAGACGTCTCTCGATGCGATCTCGGCAGACCAAACGCGGCTGCTCGAGGAGATCGAGGCTCTCAAGGCATCGGCCAGCGAACTCACTCCCGAGAACGCTGCGAAGCTCGACGCAATCGTGGCATCGGCGCAGGCTCTCGTCACGCGCACCAGCGAGATCGACGCTCGCGTGCCCGAACCCCCTGTAGTCGAGGGGTAAGCAATCAGCAACACTCAGAGGGTGCCTGCTCGTGGGGCACCCAACCATAAGGAAGGTATGGCAAAAATCATAACCCTCTTGAGCGGCGGGCTCGACAGCTCCACGCTGCTCTATGAGTTGAAACACTACGGCCACAGACTCCACGCGCTGTCATTCGACTACGGCCAGCGTCACCTACGCGAACTCAAAAGCGCTCAAGACGTAGCACGTACGGCCGGCATCTCCTGGGAGATAGCAAACCTCTCCGGCATCGTTCCTCTCCTTGGCGGTTCCTCTCAGACCGACTTCACCGTAGACGTTCCTGAAGGGCACTACACGGACGAGTCGATGAAGGTGACCGTCGTCCCCAATCGCAATATGATCATGGCTAGCGTCGCTGTTGCGCGTGCTATCTCGCTCGGCTTCGACGCTATCGCTCTCGCCGTGCACGCGGGCGACCATGCCATCTACCCGGACTGCCGCCCCGAGTTTGTCGGCGCGCTGGTTCGCATCCTGCAACACTGCCACTCAGAACCCATCGGGGTCTACGCACCCTACTCCCAACACACGACCAAGGAGGAGATCGTTCGGTTGGGTCACACACACAACGTCCCCTTCAAGCTCACGTGGTCTTGCTACAAGGGGGGCGACAAACACTGCGGCAAGTGCGGCACGTGCGTCGAGCGGCGAGAGGCGTTCCAACTCGCTCACGTTACAGACCCTACGGAGTATGAAGATGCCACTGCGACCCACTGACACCACCTTCATGCCACAGGCAGATATGAAACCTAACCTACAGAACGTTCCAATCCCCGGACGCCCTGGCCGCGAAGTCGTGCAGAGGTTTCTCGGCGACGACGACACCCTACGCGCGGATGCTTTAACTAAGGAAGGGTTCAACCTTCGAGAGCACCTCTTCTACATCAAGGTACGGGGCTTCTTCTCGCGCACTCGACAAGGGTCGTGGACACGTGCCCAAGTCGTTCGCAAGATCGAACAGTTCCAGGACGAGGTGAAGGCCGAGCTCGCCGCCCGCCAGGAACGCCAACACGTGGAGTTAATCCACGAATGATCCCAGCCGAACTGTTGAAGGCCACCGAGGGGCGGGCCCCGGGCTGCTGCGTGTATGGTGCCGCCGGCTTGAAGAAGACACACGGCATCTGCACAGCCCCACCTCCCATCCTCATGCTCGATGTGGGAGAGGGAGGTACCGCCAGCGTCGTTCCTTGGATCCGGCGCAAGCGGAACTGGAACTCGAGCAAGTGGCTCGAATACACCGACGAAGACCGGCAGCTGGCGGTCGACCTCCTGCGTGAAGACGTGCGGCTCGGGATGTTCATCAAACCCGCGCCCTACATCGATGTCATCCACTACGACAACTCGGACGCCGACGCCTGGACGCAGCTCGCAGGCGACATCGGCAGCTTCGACTACAACTACTACAACACTCTCGCGACGGACTCCCTGCAGGAGTTCAGCGTTGCCACACAGTCGCACGCGAAGGGGAAGGGTAACGAACTCGCGATCATGAACAGCGTCAACTTCTCGTGGGTGGGAGCGCAAGAGCGTGCGGCGATGGCGCTGCGCAAACAACGCAACTACCGCGACATGGGCGTGTTCATCTACACGACTGCGTCTGAGGATATCGCCAAAGACTACGTCAAAAACCCAATGGAGAAAGGTTCGGGAGGGGAGACACCCTACAGCATTCGGGGGACAGTCAACCTCCCCGGGAAGCTTGCGGAAGCAGTTCCCCACCTCCCCGACCTAGTCTTCCACGCCAAGCTCATCAACAACCAGGTACAATGGGTTGCTGAGCCGGAACCCCTCACGGGAGGCGCCGCATGGTGGGATGCAAAGGACCGCTACGGCCGCCTTCCCAAATACAACGACCCTAACTTCCGTAAGATCTTCCGCAAGCTCTATGGAGATGCAGGGATGGAGGCTATCTATGCCTGTGGGAAGCGGTAAGGAATTCGGATTGCAGATGACGTTGGGCCTACGACGAGACCCAATGTCCAGCCGACTGGAAGTAGACGTGCGGCTGATCGAGGTCGTCGGTGGAGTTGCCACTACCGTGCAAGAGGGCACCTTCAAAGTTGGAGAGGACATGCGGTTCGACCGTCTCCAAGAGCACGCCAACAACTGCCTTAGGCAGCTTGTCAACCGTTACCAAACGCTTGAAAGGACCAAATCGTGAAACTATTCACTCTCGCAACGTCGCTCTTCATGCCTCTCGACGACGAAATGCCGGCGGCCCCGGCTAGCGGCGGTGCCGCATCTGCAGCAGCAGCTGAGGCTCCCGTCCGTAACTTCTCCGGCGATGTCGACTTCGAGTCGTACGACAAGACGCCGGAGATGGGCGAACCGATCCCGCAGGGAACGTACGAGTTCCGGGCGGACAGCTATCGCGAGGGATGGGGCGACGCTCCCAAGCCCGGCGACAAGGACTTCGCGTACGGCGCTCAGCCCTACTTCATGCTCAAGTGGGTTGCGCAGACCGAGCCGGTCATCGGCCGTGCCTTCACCGACTTCCTCCCGTGGATCTCGAATGAAGTGGCGGTAGCGGCGGCTGGCGGCGACGCGGGTGCCCAAGCCATCATCCAGGACCGCATCTGGAAACTCAAAACCATCGCCTCGCAGGCCGGGTTCAAGCCGGCGGCGGGCTCGAAATTCAACGCCAAGGACTTCCTCGCGTCCAACCCGGTGATCAAGATCTCGTTGGGCGTCGACAAGAAGAAGAAGAAGAACGCTACGACCGGCAAGTACGAGGCGACGGAGGAGTTGACGAACAAGGTCAACGCCTACCTGCCGCTGTTCGGCGAGCGCAAGTAGCGGCGTGACGTCCGCGGAGGTTCCGGGTTCGAATCCCGGGCCGGAAGGCTAGCTCAACGGTAGAGCGCCGCGGGGTGGGAGGGGTTTCATCGGACCCCTCCCCACTTCCCTTCCCCATCCTTCTTCACAGCTGTGTTGTGGGGGGCCGTCAAGGGTGGGGTAGGAAAGGAGTCGCAATGACACGAAGAGCATGGTTCGCGTCTCTCCTCGCGCCGGTCGCTGCGAAGGCGATCGAGCAGAAGGAGCAGCCGCGGATTATCTACGAAAGACCGTGGACGCGTACGGAGCACTGGAACGCGGAGATGAGACTGTGGATAATCAGCCTCAGCGCTACGATCTGGGTAACGCCCAACGAACGAGAGGAGCACGCCGCCGAGTACGGGTTCTGGTACTACATCACACCGGAGATGATCGCCGACTACCCGACGATCGCGGCGCAGAAGGATTTGCGGGCAGCACGTACGATCCGCAATCTCGAACGCGACCTGTTGGCGATGCCACTCGACTGGCATGGGCAGCTGAAGAGGAGGCCTGATGAGACGGCTCGAAGTCGTTAAGGAGTTCCGGTTCGAGGCAGCACACGTACTCCCGAACCATCCCGGCAAATGCTCGAAGCTACACGGACACAGCTGGCTGTTGCGGGTAGGTGTCGTCGGGAAGGTAAACCCCGACACCGGCTTCGTCATGGACTACATCGACCTCAAGAAGATGGTCCAGCCGCTCATCGACCTGTGGGATCACAGCTACCTCGGCGCGGAGAGAATTCTCCACGGACCTTGCGAAGACTCAATCGAACCGAGCTTCGGGGGCTACCCGTCGAGCGAGAATCTCGTCGAGCATGTTGTCGTTTACATGCAGTCGGCGCTAGCTGCCCTACCGAGTGGAGGAGATGCGATGTCCCTCCCTCAACTCTCCCTCGTTGAGATCGAGGAGACGTGCACGTCACGGTGCACTTGGAGACCTTAATGTCCGACCAAAACAAAGGCAAACAGGCGGTCGAGGAGTTGGCGAAGAACCAACAAGTCGGCCTCATGCATGGCGCGCAGATGCAGTTCCTGAGCTGCGTGACTTGCACCCCACCACCCTCGGGCATGCCGTTCGAGGTACGCCGTCACATGTACCAGGCGCTTACAAAAACGCGGCAGCTGTTTGCGCCACAAGGAGAAGAAGACTATGACGCCCCCAACAGTCCCGACGGTGAGTGACAAGCGCTATCCCATCGCGGAGACCTTTACCTCGGTGCAAGGGGAAGGTCTCTACACCGGTACGCTCATGCACTTCATCCGGCTGGCGGGGTGCAACGTCGGGAAGTACGACTACGACGAAATCCACCAGCGCGGCGCCTCCATGGATAAGACTGTGCAGGGGCTGAACCTCCTCGACGAGAAACTCTTCACGGATAAGAAACATTCGATCTGCGAGACCGTTTTCGGGCAGCGCTTCCCGTGCGACACGAACTACCACAAGTGCTACGATGCCTCCGTCAAGGAACTCATCGACGCCGTAGGCCCCGTGGAGCACATCTGCTTGACCGGTGGGGAGCCCTTCCTCCACGACCTACAACCTCTCGTCGACAACTCCCAGCAGCGCGAGGTCCACATCGAGACCTCCGGCACACTTCCCATCCCTCACTACATCGCACAGAACGCCTGGCTCACCTGCTCCCCCAAAGCCGGCCTGCTCGCGGAGAACGTTCCCCTCATCAACGAGTGGAAGTTCGTCGTTAGCTGTCTCGACGACGTAGACAAGGTGGAGAGGCTGCTACAGGCGCTCATGGTACCCGACGACGTTCCCGTCTACATCCAACCCATCAACCACGTTAACGCGGTCGACACAGCGATGATGGATATGGTGTTGGCAGCACTGTTGCGGCATCCACAGTTCCGGCTGTCGGCGCAGCTGCACAAGTTCCTGGAGGTACGATGACTATCTCCGAAGCTCTTGCCAACCTCCTTCGGGTTGTAGACCTTGACCCTGTAGGCTACATCTACGACGAAAAAGAAGCGGAATGCGTGGGTTGTGAAGGGAAAGCTCCCACTATGGCGGGGGTAGTGCATACAGACGACTGTCTACAGGGCGCTGTGGAAATAGGCAGAACAGCCTTGGGGGTACGCTAAGTGGAGATCCTCGCACCCTTCATCATCGGCGGCTTGATCTACATGCTCATTTTAGGGAGGAAGGTATCGAAATGAACCAACAGAAGATTGAAGAAGCCACACGCCTCCTGCTCGAGGGGCTCGAAGTCGACCCGAGCGATCACAACTTCGCGGACACGCCCAGGCGCGTCGCCAAAGCCTACGCTGAGCTCTTCTCGCCGCCCGATATTGACATCCCCGTCTTCGACGAGAAGTATACCGACATGGTGATGATGCGCAATCACGTCTTCTACACGATGTGTCCGCACCATCTCCTGCCGGTCAAGCTGCAAGCGACGGTCGCGTACTTCCCCCGAGGCAAAGTCATCGGCGCCTCGAAACTCATCCGTATCATGCACGACGTGAACCGTTGCCCGATGACCCAGGAGGCTCTCACCAACGCCATCATCCAACGCATCGAGCAGCTCACCCACGGGGAGAACCACGGCGTCGCAGTCTTCATGAAGGGCCACCACGGCTGTTTCGCAATGCGTGGAGTGCAGTCACACGACGCCGAAATGATTACGTGGGCGCTGCACGGCCGCTTCGAAACCGATGCAACAGCCCGAGACGCCTTCTTCCGATTGGTGGTCTAATGCCTAACAAGCCCGACTACTGTCGCGACTGCCCGCTCTACCAGATGCCCGGCCCTGTAGGTGCTGAAGGCGATCCCGCAACCGCCAAATTTATCTACATCGCGCAGAACCCCGCTGCTGAGGAGGTTGCTGCAGGGGGCCCGCTCAAGGGCCCCTCGGGCCGGGTCTTCAACCGTCAGCTCTTCGAGAGCGGGGTGCACCGCCACGAGATCTATATCACGAACCAAGTAAAATGCATGACGCCGCGCGCTCCGGGAGGGTTCGAGAAGCCGCCGGCGAAAGCCATCGCGATGTGTGCCCGCTTCCTCTACGAAGAGCTGGCCCGCGTCAAAGCAGATACCGTCGTGCTGGCGGGGCAGGTAGCGTGGGACTTCCACATCGGGAAGAGCTCCTGCCTCTCCCCTCGCTTCTCCCCTCCCAACTCGATCATGCAGCGTATGGGCTGCGTCGAGCAGAAGGACGGACGCAAGTGGATCGGCACCATCCACCCAGCATTCATCATGCGTATGCCAATGCTTTGGGATGCTCCCATCGCACACCTTCGAAAGGCGTGGGCCATCTCAGGACAAAAAATCCCAATCCCGAAGGTCATCAGCCGGCCTTCGGAAGCCGACGTTCGGCGTCATGCAGAAGCAGCCCGCGATAGGCGCTTCTTCGCAGACGATGTCGAGACCGAACAACAGATGTGGAAGTATGACGTCGACGAAGACGACTTTATCGGAAGC